AACTACTGCATGTTTCTGGATCTGAATCCGGACCCGAAGATCACCGATATTCATTCGTTGACTCCCTTCCCGGATCGCAAACAAGATCGACCGCAGTGTCAGTTGCAACGCATGATGATCTGCCTCTTCCCGGTGTTCAAACAAATAAGCAAGTGCATAAAGAATCGCCACTTTGAGTCGTCTCCCGAACTGCTAACAGCTCATCCTTGGTATAACGCATCTGTGCTTTCCGCATCAGAATTAATGACTGCCCATTGTGCTTCCGTTAATCTACCTACGTCTTGGCAAAGTCGAGAAGCTGAAGATAAGAGGATGCTGATCGTGGCATCCTCATCAGCCGAGTCAACTCGCAGATACTCCTTTGCTTCATCAAGCGATATCAATGCCACGATCACTCACCTCATTCCTTAGACTGTTGCCTTCATCTGCAGAACCTGGACTGCTTCAGGAAGGATCAGCTTGCCATCTACTCTCTGAGTAGAAATAAAGCCAACCTGATCTGTACGAGCATACAGCTCATTCAGTCTCTTAAAGGTTCTGCTCTGACGATCAGCAACCCAGTAGTAACTGTAGTCACCAAAGACCAGTGCTTTCGCGCTTGCGGCAATTGCAGGCATATAAGAACTTGTTACCAATGGACGGCCAAGCAGTGTATTTGGTTTCCCAATTTCCAGAGATGGTTTCCAGATGTAGTTGTCGTTCTTATCCTTCAGGGTCATCAACTGCAGCAGGAGTGCTTCATTGCAGAGGAACTGTGCGTTCTTTCTGTATGGAGCTTTCAGTGCATAGTAAAGCTGGAAGACTTCGTCAAACTTTACGGAGGTCTGAGTAGAAGCCGTAACACCAACGGGTGCTCCACCTGTATCTGCAAGCAGACCGAGTGGCTTATTCTGACCATCCCCTGTAAAGAATGCTTTTTCTTCTGCATTACCCATGCGCACACCAAAGCGACGTGCAATATAAGATGCCAAGTCAAAGGCAGAATCATTCAGAAGTTCATTGGAGATCTTAATCATTGTGCCCATCTTGTAGGCACCAAGAGTTGTCTGGCCAAAGGTAGTATCTGCTTCTGGGATTTCCTGACCTTCATCGATCCAGCTTGCTTCACCAGAATCTTCCGCAATCGGAATCTTTCTTGTGCCAGAAGATGTTTTGATGACAGTAGCTAAAGAACGGAAGATATCATTTTCTTCCAAGGATTCAACCAGCTGTCTTTCGAATTCATCCGGGACAGTATAACCACCCTTTGGATCTTCACCAACAGACAGTGCATCCATGACTTCAGCATAGTTGCCACGGTTTCTCAGCATATTCCAGAACGCATCGCTGTATTCTGCAGTCGCTGTTGGAGAAGTGGCCTTCTTGCCAACCATTTTCACGTCTGCGTGAACAGGCATAGATGTTGGTGCGGCAAGCTTTACATCAATCTCTGCCTGATTCTCCAAGCGTTCGATCTCATCACCAAGTGCCTTAACGTCAGAAGCCATCTTGTTGTACTGCTCTACAGCAGAGCTTTCGACGAGTCCATTCTCGTCTCTGTGTTCCTCCAGGAAAGCTTTTGTCTGCTCCCAGAGGGTATTACGCTTATTGCGCAAATCAATAATCTTACTCATTGTTTTTTCCTCCTTCAAAGGTTGAGTAACAAAAAACAGCTAGTTCCTTATTTCAGGAAATCTAGCTGTCGTTTCAAAATCTCATATGGCATACTGCCATCTGCGGTAGTACCATTCATACCGATCTTTGGTTCCTCTAATTTCAGTTTCACGTCATCACCAGATGCCTCAGTAACAAGCCGATTCAGAATTGCCAGATCCATCTTCCGGCTGGAATACATATGTGCTTCCGCACCAGGAATAATGATCTTTTTCTTCTGTGGATCTTCTTCTGGGTCTTCCTCGGGTTCTTCTGGATCTTCAGGATCTTCCTCTGGATCTTCTTCCGGGGCTTTCTTATCCTCGTACAAGATTTCATCAGCAAATCCCAACTCCACTGCTTTCTTTGCATTCATCCAAGTTTCATTGCTCATCAGATCAGCGACCTTTTTTCTCGAAAGACCACACTTAGCAGTGTAGGCATTGATAATGCTTTCCTTTACTTCATTCAGTGTGTCGATTGCCTTCTCCATATCCTTGGCATTGCCCATCGCAATGGTCGCTGGATCATGAATCATAAGAAGTGCTGTTGGTGACATCAATACCTGTGTTCCCGCCATTGCAACAACTGAAGCAGCAGACGCTGCAATCGATGCAATTTTGACAGTCACAGCACCTTGGTAATCCTGCAACATCGTGTAAATCTCAGCTGCTGCAAAGACATTTCCACCTGGACTATTGATCCAAACCGTCACATCGCCTTCTTCTGAATTGAGCTCTTGACGGAATGCCAGTGGAGTTACTTCATCACCCCAGATGGAGTCTTCATCGATCGGCCCTTCTAGTCGCAATACACGACCTCCGCTATCATCGTGAATCCAATTCCAAAACTTCTTCATCATTTCCTCCTCGGGGGCTTCGCCCCTTTATTCTTGTTCTGTGTGCCTTCGGCACTCTTGTTTTCAGAACCTGTGCCATTGGCACCTGCATCATAAGCACTGTTAGTACCAGACTTGCCGGCATCTTCCAAACGAACGTAGCCACCGTTGAGATAGTAATCATCGCCACCCTTTTCCGCTGGAATCAGATCCATGTTTTCTAAACGATGGACATCATTCGGTGAAAGGAAGCCATTACTGATTCCTGTTGCATACCCACTCATCCGGCTTTGGTAATCACCCCGTAAAAGGCCGTCCACGTTGAATTTCGGAAAGTAAGTGTCCTGCTCCGATTCCAGCAAGAGATCCTTCACAATCGCCTGTTCAATGCGGACAAGCCAAGGTGTCAGCGTATGAACCACAAAGTCGATGGACTGATGTTCAATGTTGGAGAAGGTCGCATGATCCAAATCCTGCACCATATGTGGTGGAACCCGGAACACTCTGCAAATCTCCTCAACTGAAAACTGCCTCACGGAAAGGAACTGCGAGTCCTCTGGAGGCAGGGATATTGGTTTATAGGTCATGCCTTCTTCAAGCACGGCCACCTTATGTGCATTACTTGCACCGCCATATACATCAGACCAGTTCTCTCTGATCTTTTCTGGGTTCTTCAAAACACCTGGATGTTCCAAGACACCACTTGGCTGTGCTCCATTACGGAAGAAGGATGATCCGTACTTTTCAACTGCAAGTGTTGTACCTAGAGCATTCTTCATCATGGCAATTGGTGAGAAACCAACTAAGCCATTAAATCCAAGTCCTGGTACATGGAAGATCTCGTCTCTTCTGAAATAAAGATCCTTATTCTTATCACCTGGCACCTCATCGGTATAGGCATGATAGATATAATAAATATCTCCATGTTCATCTCGATCCACTTCCACGTTTTCTGGATACAACGGATAGAGTGCGAGAATGTTATTCTTCCCGTCTCGAATGATCTGTGCATAGAAGTTGCCCCACAGTAATAAATGGGTGAGACACAATTCCCAGAATGAAAAACTTGTCATCTCAGGATTTGGCTGGCGGTAAAGAATTTTATACAAAGGATGATCCCTTGCACGTTCTTTTCCATTCTCCGATTCATCCGTGAACTTATACATTCGCAAAGGCAAACTTGCGACTGTTTCAGAAAGCAGTCTGACACATGCATAAACTGCTGCAATCTGCATCGCTGATTTCTCATCCACTCGTTCGCCACTGTCCGCTCTACCAAACAGGAATGTCTGTCCTGAATCACGTACATTGTCTGTGACCTCAGGTACAATTTCCTGCAGTGTATCTCTTGCACTGGATAAACCAAGTAATCTTTTTATTCCCATGCATGTCTCCTTTCTTAAAATATCAATAAGCCGCGGTCATCATAGACGCTGCTTGGATTCTCGTGACGAATACAGCGATCGAGTGCCATGATTGCAGCTACAATTCCATCAATCTTTTCTGGCGACTTTGCCTTCGTTGGTTTGATATTCTCTGCTGCGTCTCGATCTACTACGACATTTCCACTCATCCACCGCATAACAGGATTGCCGCCATGTATCACATTTCCTTGCATCAAAAGTTTGTAAAATTCCTTGGTTGGTGGACTCATATCCTTAAAACCCTGGCCAAATGGCACCATCGTAAATCCATCATCCGTAAGGTTCTGAATCAACTGTGTAGCATTCCAACGGTCAACGGCGATCTCCAAGATGTGATATTTCTCATACAGCTTTTGGATGAATGCCTCGATAAAGTTGTAATCGATCACATTTCCTTCCGTTGCTTGTAAAAAACCCTGTTGATGCCAGACATCATATGGAACTGAACCACGACGGACTCGCAAAGGTATTGTGTCCTTTGGTACCCAAAAAAATGGAAGCATGACATACTTCTCACTCTCATCACGCGGAGGAAACATCAAAACAAGCGCGGTGATATCACCAGTACTTGATAGATCTAATCCTCCATAGCAATCACGGCCTTCTAGGGATGCCACGTCAATTGGCAGATTCCCTTTGTCATAGATCTGCTCGGGAATGAATCTGGTTATACTCGAAACCCACATATTGAGTCGTAACTGTTTGAACACATTTTCTTCTGCTGGATTATCCAATGCCTCGTGATACATATCCCTGACGCGATCGATCTGAATCGTCTGTCCCAGGGATGGGTTTGCCTTATACCAATTCTTCTCATCATGCCAATCATCCTCATCCGTCAATCCATAGACAACCGGATAAAATGTATGATCAACCTTGCGATCCGCCAAGATATCCAATGCCTTAGCGTGTAATTCATAACATATGGATTCCTTGTCGGTACCAGCGGTTGTGATTAAGAAGTACAGTGGTTGTTCTCTTGCGTCACCAGAGCCCTGTGTCAATACGTCATAGAGTTTGCGATTTGGTTGGGCATGTACCTCATCCAGAACTAGACCTGATACATTCAGACCGTGCTTGGTACCAACTTCAGCTGATAAAACCTGGTAGAAACCTGTATTGGTATAGTTAACGATCCGCTTGGTTGCTGCCATAATCTTTGACCGTTTTAACAGTGCTGGTGTCATCTTAACCATCTGATGTGCAACATCAAAGACAATAGATGCCTGTTGCCGGTCAGCGGCAGCACCATACACTTCAGCAGATGGCTCATTATCTGCATACAGAAGATAAAGGGCAACAGCGGCAGCCAGTTCTGACTTGCCATTTTTCTTTCCAATCTCAATGTAGGCAGTTCGAAACTGGCGATGTCCTTCTGCATTCACGATGCCAAAGACATCCCGGATACATTGTTCCTGCCAAGGAAGCAGCCAGAAACGTTTCCCAGCCCACTTACCTTTGGTATGTTTCAGGTTCTCTATAAATTTCACCGCACGATCTGCTTTCACCGGATCATAGTGACTGGTGGATAACATGAATCGTGTTGAACAGTAGTTCTTTAATTTTGGATAGTCATTAGGTCTAGCATCCATCACTCATCGCCTCCGAGAAGCTGTTCCATCTCATCGGAAGGGCTGACTGTATTGTTATCCGCAACAATTCTGCTGCGGGCCGCTGGAGTAAGACCGAACTGCTCCGCAAACTTACTCATCACTTTCAGATAGGTCTGGGCAATCGATACCTGTGGTACCTGTTGCCAATATCCAGAAGGCGTCCGGACAATCGTTCCGTGTTGCGTTATGAACTCTTCTGCTTCTTTCCACCGTGCATAGGCCTGGCAGTATCCAGCAAAGGCAGCCATATCTACGTCGGTCAGAATTCCGATCGACTCCATTTGCTTTGCAAGCCTTCGCCACTCCCTTTTTGCTTCTGGCTCTAACCATTTCGGACAACTAGGTGCTTTCTTCAGTGGCTTTGGCTCAGATTTATTCATGGGACGTTTCCCAGGATTGCCTTCCAGCATTTTAATTGCAGTCGGTGTTGGCTTTCTTCCTCTAGTCGCCACATGTCCTCCCTCCCTTCTTCCAAAATGAAAGAGCCAACCAAACCGGCTGACTCTGTTTTATATTCACACGAGAGAAAGAGCCTTAGCTCTTATCTCGGAATCTTCAATTTCTATGCTATGCATTTCATTTTTGTCGCCTCTTACTTTGTGATGCTGTTCATAACTTCGTCGTAAACCCTTGTGATTCCTGCACCTCTTGGCATGATGTCCCAGCCGCGATAGTAGCTAACCACTTCCTTCTGCTCAGCATTTCGAATTGATAGTATTGAAACCCTGCCGCCGTCAATTCCGAAGTCTGAATCTTCATCGAATAGCTTAGCTGTGTACGTGTAGCTGTTTCCGTTAACCTTTACTGTTCCCTTGTTCCACATAATTGAATCCTCCGTGCCTTCCCTTGGCATCTTCATATTGCCATAGGTCAATCAGGATTGGATGATACACAGTTTTGAGTGTGTCTACATATCTGCTTTATCTGTATCGCTAGGTTTCCAAATGCGGCCATTGTAATCATCGTCTACGGACCAGCATAGACCCAGGGTATTCAATGCCTCTGTAAAGCCCTCATATGCTGCCTTGTTTGCTTCTCCACCAAGTATCTTGTAGGCAAAGTATCTATCTCCAAGGTGGTCCTCCGCAGTCTTGATCCAGTAATCATCACTCTTAAGTTCTCTCATTTTTGAGTCCTCTCTTTCTATGTATATACATCACTCTAAAGAGAGTAGATTGGATGAGTCAGATTCTGTTATGTGTCTAGTTTCGCGTACATAAATCAATCCCCAATGCAACACTCAGCGTGCTGCCGGCAGGATACTGTTTTCGCAGGCTTTCAATCTGTCCGTCACTTGGAAGTTCCATCTTGTTTGACTTCTGCTTTATGTTTTGCCTTAGCCGCTTCCAACTGATCTGGTGTGTGGAATGCTGCATGTCCACTCAGGTTTCTAAGAAGGATTTTTCTGGATGTTTTGTATTCATCCCCATTCATACCAAGCCGGATCAGCCAAATTCGGAAGGCATACTTCTCATTGTCCTCTTTGACCTCTTTCGCCATAATTCTCTTCTGATCAAGTGCGGATTGATTCATCATTGAGGCCAGTTGAGTGAATGCTTTAATCTCATCTGGGTTTGAAGTTTGCGGGAAGCCAGTGAAGCAGACCTTTGTTTCTGTGAACTCGATTCCAATAATGCCATCACTTTCTTTGGATAAGAACTCCTGGATACGGTTCCGAAACTTCATCGTTGAGCAGGTGTTCGCATCCTTCTGAAGTTCTGATACAAAATAGCGGTTAACGGCAAACTTGCCACCAGTTGATTTGGTAAGCAAGTCTGCCCTTGCATAAACAAGGTTCACAAGATTCCGCAACGAAGTCCCTGTGTGTCCTTTCATTGGAAGTTCAATGTTTAACTTTAATTCTTCGGATTTCTTTTTTGCCTTTGGCATGTGTTTTCTCCTTTCGCATTTTGCGATGTACCATGTTTCTTTTGGCATGTACATACATCACTCTGAAAGCGAATGAAGTAAAGTTAATTCTGCAGATTTTCTGAAGAAGATTCTTCGATTGCTACTTCCTCGTATGAAAGCTTCTGATCGTTACGAATGACATACACCTCTTTCGTACTACCACCTTCGTGTTCAATGAATCTCTTCACGATGACATCCACATATTTTGGATCGAGTTCGATACCACGACAGACACGATCCGTCTCCTGACATGCAATCAAAGTGCTGCCAGACCCAAGGAATGGATCTAACACAATACCGTTTGTTGCAGAGCTGTTCTTAATCGGATAGCTCATCAGTACTACTGGCTTCATGGTTGGATGGTCTTTGCTAGAGCGCGGCTTGTCATACTCCCACACCGTTGTCTGCTTACGATCGCTGTACCACTTATGTGTTCCCTTCTGCTTCCAACCAAACAAGCATGGTTCATGAATCCACTGGTATGGACTTCTTCCAAGTACCAAAGCATTCTTCTTCCAGATACAACATCCAGACAGATAGAAACCTGCATCCTGGAAAGCCTTGCGGAAATTTAACCCTTCGGTATCGGCGTGCCATACATAAATCGATCCATCATCTGCTAAGTTTGCATGCATGCATTGATAACTAGACAACAAGAAGTTATAGAAGTCCTGATCTGCCATGTTATCATTCATGATCTTGCCCGCGGTCTCCTCAACATCAACGTTATATGGTGGATCGGTCAGTACAAGGTTTGCCTTCACTCCGTCCATCAATGCAGTGTAATTCTCTGCACCTGTTGCATCTCCACAGAGAACTTTATGTTTTCCAAGGAACCACATGTCCCCAGATTTACTCATAACCGGCTTTGCCAGTTCCTGGTCCACATCAAAATTATCTTCTTTGACTTCCTTATCGTGGACTTTGTTAAAAAGCTGTTCGATCTCGGGCGGTTCAAAACCTGTCTTACCCAAATCGAAGTCACTATTTTTAATGTCTGCCAGCAATTCTGCCAACATCGTCTCATCCCATGCACCGGTAATTTTATTGAGCGCAATGTTCAAAGCTTTCTCTCTGACCTTGTCCACATCAACAACGGCACATGGAACTTCGGTATATCCAAGATCCATTGCAACTGTCAGTCGTTGGTGACCACCGATGATCGTCATATCTTTATTCACAACCAGCGGATCAGCAAATCCAAACTCTTCAATCGAGTCTTTGATCTTCTGATATTCCTTGTCTCCTGGTTTCAGTTTCTTTCTCGGATTGTATTCCGCTGGCTTCAAGCTCGCCACCGGCAGCACTTTCAACTCTGCTGTTTTCATTTAGTTCCTCCTTCGCCTTCCGGCGTTCCATTCTTTTGTTAAATGTCCAGCGGCATCGGTTCGAGCAGAAGCTCTTCGGTCGGCCGTTGCTGTTTTGTACGATTGGTTTTCCACACTCCGGACAGAACGCTTTCGCACAGGCGGCGATAAACTCTGAAAGATCTGGAGATTCATATTCCTGATCCATGTATCCTCCTGTCCACGAAACTTCCGGTTGTCCACGAAACTCAAAACAGAACCCACATAAAAAGACAGCGATGGATTTTGTCCCATCACTGCCGTTATGAAATGTATTCAATTTTCAAATCTCACGCTGTTACCGCACTTTTTCAGCCCCGGCTGTACATTTTGCGGTATTGTTGCCGGCCAGCCAGACCCCACCCCTCACAATTTCGCGATTTTTAACGCGAGAGGGGGCGACGGTCAGGAGGCAAAAACCTTTTAGAGATTTAACCCCGGCCCCGGCCTCATCAGTAGTGGTAGGTTGGTGTTCCTTCTTCATTTCTTGTTTTTTGATCATGACACTTCTTGCATAGAGGTTGCCAGTTCGATTCATCCCAGAACAGGGTTGGATCACCACGATGAGGAATGATATGATCCACCACTGTTGCTTTGACATACCTTGGTGGATTCTTTCTCATGCATCTGACACAAAGTGGATGCTCAACCAAGAACCGTTTGCTTTCCTTCTCCCACCTCGCGTTGTATCCACGCTTGGAAGCAGCACGTACCTCTTCAGGATGCAATGGCTTGTGTGCTTCACAATACTTCTGCCCTGGAGGTACCAGTGCACTGCAACCTGGGTGCCTGCAGGGAACATACGGTTTGTATGGCATACTTCCCTCCGGTTCTTGCTGACTTTACCATATCACATATGAAATCCGGACATTTGCGGACATTTCCGGCGGATTTCATTTTCTACATAAGCTCTACACTTCATGTGTTGAGGCGGTCGTCTTTTCGACAACTAAGCCACTACACTTCATGTGTTGTGGCCATCGTCTTTTCGACAACTAAGGCACTACACTTCAAGTGTTGTGGCAATCATCTTTTCGTCAACTAAGCCACTACACTTCATGTGTTGAGGCCATCGTCTTTTCGATAACTCAGGCACTACACTTCAAGTGTTGTGGCGATCATCTCTCTCTGATTCTTGCCGACTATACCATAGCACATATCAAATGCGGGTATTGTTGGACATTTGCGGACATTTCCGGCGGATTTCAATAAATGTTGGATTTTTAGGCAGTACCACATGTGCCAAAGCCCTGTTGTGCCACCTGCGGACTGTTCTTTCATCTGCCATCATCTCATCGCCAATCCTGGTCCACGTGTAGTTCTTGATGTAACGATAGGTCAGAACCAGGCGTTCATCCACATTATCCACGCTAGCAATTACCGACTGAATCTCCATCATCAAACTCATAAGAAGATCTAACTCTTGATTCAACTGTTCCTGGTACTTCCAAACTTTCTCCAAAGTTTTCATGAATGATGCTTCAGTATTTCGATTTGGATTGTAGTGCTCTTCAAAGCTAGGACTTGATACATTGACTGAAAGTTCCTGGAGCTGTTCGATCTCTTCTTTATCCAGGCAGATACGCTGCTCCAATCGATATGCCTGGTTCAAATATGACTTCGGCGTCATTTGCACACCTTCTCTCTTAGTTTTTGGATTAGGTAATCCGGATCAAGGGAGGTTAGTGTTGCAAAGTCCGGTGAGTAAAAGAACTGCTCCAGTTCCATCGCTTCTTTCATCGCGGCTTGATTCCCGCGATTCCGCTTTAACTTTCGAAGTGCTGAAACATATTCTTTCGCTGCCTCTTTGACGATTGCATTTGCTAAATTGATATATGGTTCAAAATTCTCCTGCTGCATATGCTTCCCTCCGCATGATTGATCCCTCGGATTGGCATATGTTGTCTTTATTTCAGATGTGCCCTTACAGCTTGGATCAGATTCTCTTGTGTAGAATCCTTGTGCTCCAGTGCCTTCAACACATCCTCATCGATGGTATCTTTGCAAATAATATTGTGGATCGTGACCGTTTCCGTCTGTCCTTGCCGATTTAGTCTGGCATCTGTCTGCTGTCGCATTTCTAATGACCAACATAACGAAAACCAAATCAAGATATGACCACCGTGCTGAAGGTTCAAACCATGTCCAGCACTGGCTGGGGAAATCAATGCAATCGGGATCTTTCCTGCATCCCAATCTGCAATATCGTCAGATGTCTTCAAATCTCTGACTGCATAGCCCAGCTTGGACAGATACTCGATGATCCTAGAACGATCATGCTTATACCAATAAGCAATCAGTACATTCTGGCCAACTGCCTCTTCCACAAGATCCGCAAGCATCTCTAACTTCCGCTCATGGATTTGAACTACTTCATGGCTATCGTTGTAAACTGCTCCATTGGCCATCTCCAACAATCGGCCAGACAGAACTGCTGCATTTGCCGCATCGACACTCTTACCATCAAGGCTAAGAACCATCTGTGCTTCAAATTCGTCATAAAGCTTTCGTTCTGCCGGGCTCATTTCAACTGGATGATTGACTGTCACACACTCAGGCATATCTGGCAGATAGTCCTTGGATTTCATACTGACACTGATATCGCTGATCTTGTCATAGATTGCTTCCTCTGCACCTGGCAGTGGCACATAGTTATAAACAATGCCAGTGTATGGATTCATATCGCCAGGTTTGAAATAAGCTTCTCTGTATCTTCCGATAAACTTACCCAGACGTTTTCCTTGATCGATAATTGCAACCTCACCCCAGAGATCAAGAAGTCCATTGGATGCCGGCGTTCCAGTTAAACCCACAACCCGTTTCATGAATGGCCGCACCTTTTTCAAATATCGAAACCGCTGTGACCGATAATTCTTAAACGAACTCAGCTCATCAATGATGCAGTAATCAAATGGCCAAGGCTGATGCTTCTTCTCAAAATACTCGACCAGCCACTTGATGTTCTCTCGATTCACCACATAGATGTCTGCCGGCGATTCTAGTGCTGACATTCTTGCTTTGACATCTCCCACTACAACGGACATCGTCATAAATCGTGTATGTGACCAATTCTCTCTGCACTCCTGTGGCCAGACATCACGAGCCACTCGCAATGGTGCAATCACTAAAGTCTTGTGGACTTCGAAGGAATCAAACATTAGATCTAATGCCGATGTTAAACTGCTGATCGTTTTTCCGAGACCCATTTGTTGGATCAGGATTGCTGCCGGATGGTCTTCTACAAACTTCACGCTGTATTTCTGATAGTCATGTAACGCATCTCTATCTAGCATTATTTGCCTCCTATGATTTTCAATATTTCTTGAATCTGTTCTGGGTCGTCCAGGACGAAGACCTGGTATCCAAGTTCCTGCAGTTGTTTGTGTCTCTTCTTTTGAAGGGGTCTAGGCACTTTGCCTTTCTGCTTCACTTCCACAAATGCCATATGACCTTCACTCAACAGAACAATTCGATCAGGCATCCCATTCAGTCCAGGTGATACAAACTTGGGACACATCCCGCCAGTGTGCTTGACTGCCTTCACTAGTTTCAGTTCAGTTTCTTTCTCTTTCATATCTCGATCGGGTCCGCTAGATCAAAGGCGGCATAAGCTGCAGAAAGGAAGTTATCAATTGGTCGGTTCTTGTAGGACCAGGTCTGCTTTCCATCACAGGTGACACTGTACCGATTGCTGAGTTTTATAAAGATCTGCTTTCCACGGTAATTGATAAAGTATCCACCATCCCGCGTCTGTTTCCATTTCCTACGTACAAAGTTCTGCTTCCGCTTAGCTCTGTTCTTCATGAGCCTCTCTCGATCTTTAGCAGCAAGGATATCGCCTTCCATGATCCCGGCGCAGATGCAACCAACTTCAATGTCCTCAAAATACAGGTCGTGTCTCATCACATGTACATACCTGACCTTACTGCAGCCGCAAAGTTCACAGGTGGCAAGATCATAAATCTCACCATCATCGTCTGCCATATCATACACATGGATGCAGTACCAGTCAGAAAGCGGTGCTCCCCATTCTCTTAAAACCTTATGACAGCGGGCTATATATGCGCTGTCCACTCCATTTTCTACCTTCATAGTTTTCCTCCCGTTGTGACGCGTTGTGACAGTATGACAGCTTTTTCCTATATATACCTACGCGTGTGTATACGTGCATTTATCTCTACTCCCCTTGATTTTTCCGAAACTAAATATAAGGGGAAATGTTGTCACTGTCTCAGAGATCGTCACAACCCCGTGTGACGGGTGTGACGATATGACAACTTTTTCCTATATATACCTACGCGTGTGTGCGGGTGATTATTTCTGCTACCCCTTGATTTTTCCGAAACTAAATATAAGGGGAAAAGTTGTCACCGTCACAGAGGTTGTCACAAGTTCCTAGTGTTTTGTGCCATATTTACATACATCCGTTGCTGGCCATAGATAGGAATTCTCATCCGCCGGGATGTCCTCTCCCAGCCATCGACTTGTGTCATCAAAGCCACTATCGCATAAGAGTCAGTCGGTTTCATGTCAGCAAGATTTCGCTTGAAGCATTCACACCAGATCTCTGCGTTGCTGACGGTCTGCCTTGTAACGGTGCCTTCCTTCTGAATAAGGTCATCACCATCAAGAAAATTCCGGCGCTGATAAAGATCCATCATGGCCCAGTTTTCTGGCAGGAGCTTTGACAAATACTCCTCAACCATGCCCTGACGCTCATCTGCTTCCATCGCACCACGTTGTGCTTCTTCAGCCTCTTCCAGAAGATTGCCTTCAAGATAGAGCTTTTCGCCCTGTTCATAGTAGTACTTGACCTCCGCCCAGATCTGGTCACGCTCCTCAGGGCTGATCTTCCACTTGACCATTTTCTCAATCTGCCGACACTTCACAATCCAGAAACGGCGATTGCCTGTAATATCACGAAGGTAACCACGCTCGCCGTTTACCGTAGCCACCACAATGCACTGGCGCGGATGGCTTTCGACCACTTTGCCATAGCTCGGACGGTATTTGTCATCAGAGGTGGACATAAATGACTTCACCTTCTCAATGTCAGCCCTTTTCATTCCAGCTAGCTCGCCGATCTCGATGATCCAGAAGCCCTGGAGCTTTTCAGCCCCGGACTTATCGTCCATATCGGTTAGGGACAACGCATCCGAGAAATACTCGTCGCCGGCTAAAGACTTCCACATGGTGCTTTTACCAATGCCCTGATCGCCGTCCAGGACCAGGACCGTATCGAACTTTGTGCCAGGATGGTAGATGCGGGCCACGGCCGCCACTAAGGTTTTCCGGGTGACTGCCTTGACATAGTTGGTGTCGTCTGCTGACAACCGTTTAATGAAAAGATCGTCGACACGTTTAATGCCATCCCATGCAGGCAGTGCATTCAGATAATTTCTAACCGGGTGAAACCGGCGGTCGTCAGCCACCTTCGTAAAAGCAACATTATGGTTTCTGTCTGAGAAGCAAACATAGCGGATATCGATCATGGCCTTAAGCTGAGCTGTATCAGCATCACGCCAGAACTTGTTGTCGGTTGGCCTATCCCACGGTACCTTTCCTGTCACCTGGACGCGGTTTGCCATTTCGTTATATGCAAAACCCTGACAATCAGGATCATTATTTAAGATCAGCATTTCGTTCCAGACACTATTTTGGAGGACCGTGCTGCGTGACATATACTGCAGGCTGCCTTTCCAGGTATCATCGGTTTCTGCACTATTGGTCTCCCCGAAAGTCTTCTGGGCTTCTTCGAGCTTTTCCTTTGTCGCCAGCATCTTGATCTCCGGCAGCGACATAACAAAGTCCGCCATATCCTTATAGCTCTGCTTGTCCTCTGCATCTGGAAACTTATGAACACGGACCAGATCAAATGCATTTAACAGCTTCCCAAAAGCTGGGTCAGTTGCATGGTGGGAATATGCAAACGTTCCATTCTCGTATACGACAAGACCTGCAGCACTCTCGCCGGGGATATAAGTGTATCTTCCAGACATATTTGCTACAGGCTCATAGATATCAGATAAGAACCTCGCAATTGCATCTTCTATGGTGAACAGTCTGCAGAAATATCCGACTGCACCATTCTTTGCCAATGGGTCCTGCTGCTTCTTCCCAGGATCTTTTTTCGCAGTGCTTTCCTTTGGTGTCGTAGGAAGCAATGAACAGTCCCGCCAATTAGGATGTGCTGAGAGAATCTTGTCGGGATCAATGACATCACCATCTAACTCGATAAAGAGATACTCCCCATCAGACGGGCAGGATGGCCAGTACATCAGCTGATGCGGTTCAAAAGAACATGGGTCGATCATATCAATGATTCCCATGTCCGCTGCAACAAACCTTGCTATTGCATTATGTTCATCGGGTGTCATGTCCCTTGCTGCCGGGAGGATTGCCCTGACACGTGGTTTCTCCGGCATATGGCTGTGCGTTGAATAAGCACAGCCAACATACGGAACCTTCGCCTTGATATCCTGAATGAACTCAGGCGTAGCAAAGTCAATGTCATACACTACCATGGACCGACAATCTACGTGATCCACCTTCCTTCTGTTATCCCGAAGGTGCCCGGCCACAAAGCCACCTTTATCCTTGATACCATCTCTTTGTGTTTTCTGAAGGGACATGTATTCAGCCGTCGTTTCTGAAGTCCTGATTGGTATCCTTAACCTATCCTTCAGTTCTTCAAAGGTAATCGTCTTATTGGACCAGAACTTTGCCTGCCTGGAATTTCCATATGCTATTTTTAAATCACGCATATTTGTCGTTACCTCCTGCGTCTTTGATCATCCAAGACTTTGGTAATAAACTGCAGTGCTTCATAGATGGTATCCAACTCCGAATCACCACCCAGGGCAATCACAACACCATCTTCATGGCCATAAGCATCATGGGTCTTTCGTACCTGGATATCCGTTCCTGCTAAATCCTGGATACGGATATATGTCCTACTGCCATCTCCCTGATATCCATTCATGCCAGCTTCCACTTCCATGATGTTTGCACTATAGATTTCCCTCTTGAAGGTATCGATGGTCTTGCCACCTACTTCTCTTTCACCACTTAATATTTCGTACATTTGATTTCCTCCTCGCCAACGTACCGGATCGTCTTCCCTTTTTGCTGGGCACGATCAATCTCGATCTGCATTCCTGCAGACAACACCTCACCAAACACCCACACCTCAGAGCATCTGGTTAACAACTCAAGATCCATGAAGATTGCTAGATCTCGTTCTGATTCTTCTTTCAGGAATGACGGCATATAAAGATGCGGTGTAATTGGTATGCCTCCCTCGTCTACAACGAACCGACTGTACCTTTTTGCCTTCTCCACATTGCCAGCAATATCGCCAGAGTATGGAGAGCAGACATAGATAATCGGTCTTGGTGCAAAGTGCTTTGTTTCTAGTGCCTCCAACGCGTCATAGGCATCCACATCCGCAAAGCCATCTTTCTTGATCTCTTCGAACACATGTTTTTCCTTCCTTTTCTAGGAAGAACAAAAGAGCTCTTGATGTCCTTCCAATACACACAGGACAAAAGGAGCTCTTTTGAGCAAAACATAATCAATCTTTTTGATAAAAGTCACAGGTATAACCATCGGCACGTAACAAAAGACCTGGAATCCAAGGAGGTGTCCTGCCCATCAGTTTGCAGATCTCATCCAGGGATACCTCTTCCTTGCACTCAATAATCAATTCATCGTGGACATGAGCACAGATAAAACAGAACTGTAGTGTCTGCATTGCATAGCACAGAATGTCCCGGCAGATTGCCTGCGTGATATTTTCTACAAATTTGGGACCATAGCTTTCGACCCGGCTCCAGTGCTTTGTGGAATCCAGACCCATATACGTAACACAATCCGAGCCAAACTGATTCACTCCGATTCTTGGCTTCACATAGGACAGTGACCGACCAGATGGCAAGCGAATAAATAACATTCCAGACTGGCAGACAAATTTCAGTCCGTGTGTCTCCGTTGTTGTCTTGTAACGCACTGCTTTCTTGATTGCTTCATCCACTTCCCACCAGAACGCGACAATCTTTGGATTGGCTTGGCGCCAGGAGTCTACCAGCGGCTGTAACTCTGATTCATCGAGACCCTGTTCCAAGGCGCCCATTGCAATAAGTGCCCCTTTTGACCCTCCGTAGCCGCAGTTATGAACTAGATGTCCCGATACGGTAAAACGGTGATGTGGTCCGGCATTTCGAATGTCATAAAGTCTAGCCTTGCCGAGATGATGTGCCAGTGCTTCCGTTTCTCGATTACTGCTTTTTGTGCTTCGAGAATTATTCGATCTCGAGACATACCTTCTGACAGTTTCCTTGTTACAACTGATCTGCTGTATGGCCAATACTCCTGGGCAAACTCTGACAGAACCGTCAATCTTCGATTCGACTGGTTCTCCTCTCTTGTAACAAAGCGAAGATTCCCACGAGCATAGTTTCCGTTTGTGTCGATTCGATCTAATTCCATTTCTCGTTCTGGAATTCCAAGCTCTGTCATCAAATACTGGCAGGCTTCGTTGATGCTGGAAAACTCGAATTTGATGCCTCGATTTCCATAATCTTGATACAGCGGATTTCTTGGATTTGTGCAGCGTTGCTTTGCTGCTGTCAATCTTTTGTACAACCATGCCGGTGCCAGTCTCGGTTGAGAACAATGCTGACATCCTTTTGATTTTCCGCTTCTCAAACTGTCTAATATCTGCCATTGGATACTGCCGCACCCATGACACTTTGTTAGCACATAACAATGATTCCATTTCTTGTTCCAGCGCTTCTCCGGGCTGATGATCTCTATCCAGCCGTAATGGGTTCCTACCATCTCCGGACTGTACGAGATGTGCGCCGCAGGTGGCGGCGACTCCAAGCTGTATTGGCTCCTGTTTCCCTTCGACCCACACGTAATGGTCTGGGGTTGCTGTAAGTCCTTCATATGTCATTACCTCTCGTTCTCCTTTGTAAACAACGCCTTCATGGTGCACGAACTCCTCACCATCAAAGACCCCCATTTCTGTTGTGATCTTTTCAATAGGTACCAGTCCATGATCTGTGAGGACAAGCTGGCCTTCAGCAATGCATGCAAGTTCTGCCTGCTTTCCTTTCTGTCGCAGCTCACCATTGATGCCATGCTTCACTACTGGAACTCCAAACATACGGCTGGCAGTTTCGCAATAGATATCCTTATTGGCTGCAAAGGAATCAATCCGCCATTGTTCTTTGGCAAGGAAAGAAAGACATCTGGCTTCGACTGCGGAGTAGTCAGCAACATAGAACTTGTATCCGGGCTTTGGAACCAGTGCAGTACGGATCAATTCAGATAGGACCTCAGGCACTGAGTCATAGAGCAGTTCCAACGCTTCATAGTTACCTTCCTTGACCAGTGCTCGGGCCTCCGCTAAATCTGGCATATCATTCCGCTTCAGATTCTGAAGCTGGACCAGTCTGCCGGCAAAGCGACCGGTACGTGGAGCCCCAAAGAACTGGAACATCCCGCGAACTCGATCATCACTGCAAGCTGCACGCTCCATCGTTTGGAACTTCTTGATGGATGACTTTGCAGTCTCTTGGCGCAACTCCAGAACCGTCTTCATGTCTTCTGGTGCTGTCTTGACCATTTCACGCACTGCCTTCTTTCCTAGGGTATCCATGACGAGGCCATTCGTTGCCAGGTACTCTTTCATCTGTTGGACCGAGTTAGGATTCTGTAGGCCAGTAATGGTCGTGAGTTGATCCATCAACTTATTGTGAGTTAGCTCATCAATCGCAATGGCATTCTTTACCAGCTTCATATCAACCCTGACGCCTCGATCATTGATTTCCTGGTCGATTGCATATTCCTTCCAGACACTCTCAGGAACAGGAAACTTCTGCAATCGTTCCTGGATGCTGATTTCCACTTCTACATCCCTGATGTTATAGGACTTAAAGACCGCCCATTTATCCGGTGCATCCAATGGAAGATTCCTACCTCCATCCGACTTACGTGGCATACAGAAGAAACGGATCAAATCCTTCCCTTCTGTCATCTTCTGATCCTCTAATCCGAGCACCGCACCAACTGAAGCAAGCGACAACGGCAGGCCTCGATAAGCGGACCATACCATTGAGCAATGCCAGGATGCTGGATCTAGATAGTTGCGAACCGTATCTTCAGGAATGCTATAAGTTGTGAAGAGTTCTGGATAATGTTTGCGTAAGTAGGTCGAGATACAGACCCTCTCGAACATGCAGTTGAATGCCCATTTAACGACGGATTGATCAGTCAATGCTGCAAGGATCTCTTCTGGTAGTTCCTCTCCGCAGGCCAAGTCTACAGTTACCACTGGTCCATGATCGACCGAGTACCCAAACAGCAGGATTGCAAAATCATCCGCTTCGCTGTATTTATAAACACCCACCTTTGCTAGATCAGCAGAGGAGTAGGTTTCAATATCAATCGACAGATTTTTCATCTGTTACCTCCAATCTGAAAAAGCCAGACAGGACTACTCCCGCCTGGCCTCGTATTATTTACGTATTTCTTTTTTAAGTTCGTCCAGTTCATCCTGGATCTTCTGCAACGTGACTTTCTTTGATTGATGCGATTCACGGATATTTTTGATCATGATTCCATAGCCAATCCAGATAATAGCAACCAGAACGCCACACATCCCATATAAAACAAACTGCTGAACAAATTGATCTACATATTCCATATATTTTTCTCCATAGGTTTAATGGTGTAGGCGGCAGGAATCCCACCGCCCACGTCTGATTTGTCTTAGGACAGGAAGTCATCGTCCCCGTCATCTTCACTGAAGTCATCTTCAGCACGGACTCTGCTGCCTAATGGCTCTCCATCACGAATCTTCTGCAGGTTGTTCAAACCGCAAGCAATACCGCGATTGCCGGAATTGTTGAAGGCATAGAATGAAATGCTGGCTCTACCATAGACACCCGAGTAGACTTCGGAATGATCAATGATCTCCTGACGGTCAGCATCAACGATGCCAGGTGCCGTTGCAGAGTTTGCATTGATGAAGTATGAATCCTTGTATGCCTCATCATCCGGTCTTTCAACATCACCGTCTCTGAGCGGTGTCTTGATTGTAGAGAGTGCTGGCACGGACTTGCCGTTGCCCTTCAGCTTTCCGGAGCCTTCTTCATACGCTGCCTGGATTGCTGCCTGAATCTTATTGACAGTAACCGTGTCTTTCTTTGGGATAATCAGACTGACTGAGTACTTCGGTGTGCCGCCATTGATGCTCTTTGGTTCCCATGCATTACAGTAGGACCATCTTGTATCTTTTCCTGTGATAACCTTTGTAGGATTTGCTAATTTAGACATAATATTTTCTTCCTCCATTATTTGTCTTTGAAATCATCTGCTGCCGTGTTCAGCTCCGGCCGCTTATCGCTTTGTGGAACCAGTGTTGGTTTTCCCTGTGGCCGATCCACTAAACTGCTTAGTAATTCTTCAAACTTCTTCTTACCGAGTAAAGAAGTCATTGCGGTGATACCAAGAAGACTCTTCTCGTATGGGTCGTAGCCAGCGGCAGTAACTGCCTGTGCTACTGCATCCTCATTGGTGAACTTACGATTGGATCTTCCTGCAACCAGTTTGTATCCAGACCATTTCTTTCCAGACAGTGCCTCTTTTAATGCATAGTCCTTAATGTCGGAAGCCCAGGATACGAGCTGATCTAATTGTGGAAGGATGGCTTCGATTTCTTCATCCTTCAATGTTGGTGACATTTCAAAGTCATACTTTGCTAGTGCAATATTCTCTTCTGCACGCTTCCTGCAGGTGGCTTTGACACTGCAGAACTGACAGTGAGCACCTGCAGCAAATTCACCCTCACCAACAAAGGCAAGTTTCGCTGCTGGCACCAGGATGTTATCAGCCCAATCAAGAAGCTCATCCTTTGTCATGTCACATTCACTGATATTCTCCAAACGCGGCTGGTAAATCACCATGCGGATATTCTTGATGTCATAAATGCCATCAAACTTATCCACACTTCCCAGTGCATAACACCGAAGCTGTGATGATGATCCTTCGACCTTAATACCCGTGCCGTATTTCATATCGACGATCGTGAGTGTGCCGTCAGCAATAATTAGTGCATCTGCGGTTCCAAATGATTCAGGAATCCAGCGGGACAGATCCAGCATTTCCTCAACCAGAACGGTTGGATCTTTGCATGTCTCTTTTGCCTTCATGACCTGTTCCATGACGAATGATGCATAACCTTCAGCGCACTCTTCCATTTCCTGGTCATAGCAATCGAGGTCTCCTGTTGGATCACGTACTGGAATGCCAAGTGCTGACTTCAATTTGAACTCGCACAGTGCATGTGCTGCCGTACCCTGGATCGCATAGTCACTGGTTTTACCACCAGTGCCAGCGTTCAGCTTGGCTGATGGCGGGCAGGCAATCCACCTCGCACTAGATGATGCGGACAAAAATGCGTGTTGCTCAGGCATTCGGAAGCTCCTTTGCCTCATCCATCAGCGTTGGGTAGTCTTCCTTCTTCAGTTCTGAGAGTTTGTTTACTCCATGCTTCAGCAGAAGTTCACGGATTGCATCTGTGTTCTGCTTGCTGACACGTGTCTTCTTAGCCAGGAGTGCTCTCAATTCTTCGAAGCTGACTGGCTTCACTTCTACTGGCTGTGGTTCAGTTCCCCTCATGGCTTCAGACAGTGCAATCAGTGTTTCACCACACTTCTTCAGCTCATCCAGGGCAAGCGAGATATCATTCTTCTTTGCCATCGTGACTGCCCCTTTCCTTTTTCATCTGCAGCCAATCAACGACGGTCTTTGATACCATGTTGACTAACTGGAGGATGTCGATTACGTCATCGGATGTAATCCTGTGCTTTGAATCTGATTCAATGCTTTTCAT